CTGATGGTAGGCGTAGACCAACATTTCGTCCTCTTTGCTGAGGCCGCCGTTCTGCACGTCGGCCTTTTTTTCATGCCCAACGAGATAGTCAACCGTGACATTGAAGTAATCGGCAAGCAGAATTACGGTGGAAATATCGGGTGAGCGCTTTCCTGTTTCATATAACGATATTGCGCTTTCAGAAATTCCAATCTCTTGGCCTAAAGCTTTCATGGAAATACCTTTTGATGTTCGCAATAAACGCAATGTTTCCATACAATACATCCTTTTGCCGCAAACTTTACATATTGTAATGTTAGCACTTATAAAATACAAAGTAAATATACTTTGCAAAACGTCAAGAAATGGCTTGACAATTCGCAAAGCGTGTGGTATTTTAAAGACGTAGCTTGACAGAACGTAAAGATTGGAGGGAGAAACTTGATTGAAATGCAAAGAGCGCGATTAGAAAATGGAATCACGCTGAAGCAACTAGCGGAACAGATTGAGTTGAGTGAAAGCTATATGTCGCTCATCGAATCGGGAGCTCGTCGTCCATCCGTCGCAGTTGCCAAGCGGATCGCGGCGGTGCTGGGATTTGAGTGGACCCGGTTCTTTGAGGACGAAGAAGGCGAAGGGAGGGGAGCGTAAAAATGTGTCCAACTTAGACACAACGAATTCCAAAATATAGGGGAGAGACATGAACTCCCTTATATTTTGTACCAAGCATATACCAGTATTTTCCTGAAAAGTAGGAAATTGAGAAATATGAATAAGTATGAAAGGGAGCGAATTACCATGCCGAGAGAAAAAGACAGCTACCGGGACAATTTGGAGCGGCTGCTTGCAGCATACCCTGGGAAAGAGGTGTTGACCGTCGCGGAGGTTGCCCGCTATCTGAAGCGGGACCCAAGAACGGTGCAGAAGGTGTTGCCGTTTAAGCCACATATTGGCATCAGCATTGCCACGCTGGCCCGGTACTTATCATAATTGGGAAAATACGCACAAGACACATCAAGCATAGGCTGAATTGGAGGAGATTACCATGAGTGCGAAATGCATATCAGACTACCAATCCGCCCGGCTGGCTGCCGGTCTGACCCAGGAGGCGGCAGCGGAACAGCTGGCGATTTCCGTGCGGAGTCTGGCGGAGTATGAGGCCGGGCGGATCGTACCAGCGCCGGACATCGTGTGCTCCATGGTCGATTTGTACGACACACCGCTGCTTGGCATACGCCATGTCTGTAAACAATATCCATTTTTGAAGCGATATCTGCCAGTAGAGGAGCCAAGGCAGCTGCCGGAGGCGGTGATGCACCTGGTTGGGCGATTTTATGATTTTTCCGATCAGCACCCGGACCGGCGGCTGCTGCGGATCGCCGAGGACGGCGTGATCGACGATGCCGAAAGGCCAGAGTATGAGGCAATCATGGACGAGCTGACGGAGATCGTCCGGGCGGCGCTGCTGGTGGACCGGGCGCCGAAGGCAAAAAAAGGCCCCCCATTTGGGTGCAACCAAATGAAGGGCAAATGCAAGGGATAAGGGATTATGAAAACTATGATCAGTATAGACTATTTTCTCGGAAAATGCAAGGGGTGAAAACATGGAGGGGAACAGAACGCCGGGCTATTGGGCGGTCATCCCGGCCACTGTACGTTACGACAACGAATTGAGGCCGAACGCAAAACTGCTATATGGCGAAATTTCCGCCTTGGCAATGGCAGAGGGCTATTGCTGGGCGCAGAATGATTATTTTGCGCGGCTGTTTGAAATATCCAAAAAAACGGTGAGCGCACTGATCTCCCAGCTGGCCCAGCGGGGCCACATCCGCCTGGAAGTCGTGCGGGACCCGGAGACCAACGAGGTTACCGGGCGGAAAATTTGGATCACAAATCTGCCGCCGCAGCCCACTCCGACCCCTCCCCCCAAAAATGAGGATACCTCCCCCCAAAAATGCGGTGACCCTCCCCCCAAAAATGGGGAAGAGAATAATACAAGAGTTAATAATAACCCCCCTATATCCCCCCCAAGGGGGGAGCGGGCTGGCGCTTCTGCCGAAAAAGAAAAAACGAGCGAAACGATGACGGATAAAATCCGAAAGGCGATGGACCCGGAGGCGATGAAGATGCTGACGGAGTCTGTCCGAGGGCGGCCGCCAGAGCTGGTCCATGCCTGGTTCCAGTATTTGGAGTGCCGCATGGCCAATCACAAGCCGGTGCGAACCAAAGCGACGGTGGAGCGACTGCTTGCAAAGCTGGACAAGCTGTCCGACGGCAATGACGCCACGAAGGTGGCGATCCTGGAGCAAAGCGTGGAGTTTAGCTGGCAGGGACTGTATGCCCTGGACGAACCAAGGGAACCCAGGCGGAATGGATCTGCGGCGCCCGATGGCCGGGTCATCGAGGATGAGTGGGTGGACTGGCGATGATCGGGAACAGCAAAGACTGGTTGGAGGCCCAGGTGGCCGTGCTTGGGTCCGTAATGCTGGACGATCGGTGGGCCGGAGAAGTGGTCCTGAAAACCGGACCGGAGGATTATTCCGGGGCCTATCGGACGATCTACAAGGCCATTCGGGAACTGTTCCAGGCGGGCCAGCCCATCGACCCGGCCATTGTCCGGGGCAAGCTGGGGCCGGAGTATGCCACCATTCTGCAATCCATGATGGAAATCACGGTGACCGCCGCCAACTGCGGCGAGTACATCAAGCTGGCGAAGGAGCAGGCGCGGCTGATCCAGCTGCAAGAGCTGTCGGAAAAAGTCAAAACTGCCCCCACGCTGGAGGCGGCCCGGGAACTGGTGGCCCAGTGCAATGCCCTGGTGACAGAGCGCTCCAACGTGCGGATGCTCTCCTTAGCCGGCTCGGTGCCTGCGTTTTTGGAGCGGCACCGGAATGAGAAAAAATACCTGACCTGGGGCTTTGATGATCTGGATGAATCGTTGTACTGCGAGCGCGGCGACTTCGTGGTGCTGGGCGGCTATCCCAGCGCTGGAAAAACGGCGCTGGCCCTCCAGTTCGGCTGGCACCAGAGCGCGACCAAACGAATTGGATTCTTCTCCCTGGAAACTACGGAACATAAGCTGCACGACCGGGCTATGACCATGATCACCAGGGTGGCCTTCGACCGGATCAAGCGCAATCAGCTGACGGAGGCGGACGTGGGAGCCATTGGCTATAAGGCCAGGCAGATCGAGCAGCACCAGATGGATTTTATCCAGGCGGCCAATTGGACCGTGCTGGACATCCAGGCGTTTTCCCTTGCCCAGAAGTACGAGATCATCTACATCGACTACCTTCAGCTCATTCGGCCCTCGGACCCACGGCGGAGCCGGGTGGAACAGGTGAGTCAGATTTCCATGGACCTGCACCAGATGGCCCAGGCCACGGGGATCACTGTGGTGGCCTTATCTCAGCTGTCCAGGCCGGAAAGCAAGGGCGAAAACGTCAAAGCGCCGGGTATGAGTGCTTTGCGGGAGTCCGGCCAGCTGGAGCAGGATGCCGATGTGGTCATGCTGTTGTACAAAGAAGAGCCAAAGCATCCCAAAAGCCGTCGGGCTTGCCGGGTAGCAAAAAACAAAGAGGGAGAAACGTTCGGCTTTGTTTTGGATTTCGATGGCAACACTCAAACCTTCAAAAAATCTTTGGCCGGACCATTGATTTTGAAACCACAGAACAAAGAGCCGGAATTGGACCAGGTGAGCTTCAAGGAGCTTCCCGCCGTGGGCGAGACTCCATTTGACGGATCGGAGGCGTAAAATCATGCGAGTGGGCGACGAAATTAAGGCAAAGCCCAGCGATTACGTTGCACCTGAATTTCAGGCGCAAGGCAAAAAAGGGCTGCCCATGATGTCCCATGCCAGCCCGCCGGAGCGGGCCGTGGTGGAGTACATCCATCCCCAGCGGCTGTTCTACGTCGTGCGATTTTACTATCCCCATGGGAGCTTCTGCGAGAGCTTCAAATTTGAAACAAGAGGAAAAACAAGAGGAACGAGTTATGAAAATCGTTAGTATTTTGAATTTGAAAGGCGGGGTGGGCAAAACCATCACCGCCGTGAACATGGCGGCCCAGCTGGCCTCCGTGTGCCAACAGAGGGTTATCCTGATCGACGCGGACCCTCAAGCCAACGCCACTCGTTTTTTCGGCGGGGGGACTGAATGTGGCGGGCTGGCCGATTTTTTGGACGGGCAGTCGGATTTTTACCCAAATCTGCTGTGCGTGACGCAATTTGAGCGCCTGTCCCTGCTGCCTTGCGACAGCGGCCTTTGGGCCGTCGATTTGGATGGGCTGATCGGCGGCCCGTCCGATCGGATCAAGCGCATGGTGACGCTAGTGGATGACATTACCGAAGACGGCGAGACGGACATCGTGCTGATCGACTGCCCGCCAGGGTTTACCTCCACCAGCGTGGCGGCGTTGGCCGCATCCACCGACGTACTTATCCCGGTGAAACTGGATGCCTGGAGCCTGGAAGGCATGGCGGAGCTGGCCGGACAGATCGAGTCGCTGAGGCGGATCAACCCGGAGATCCGGGTGGACGGTTGCCTGATCACCATGTGGCATAACGCGGAGGCCATTCGGTTGGCAGAGGCCCAGCTTCGGAGCGGCAACGTGCCAGTGTTCTCTACGGTCATCCGGCGGAGTGACAAGGTGGACGAGTCCACCTTCCTGCGGCTGCCGCTGGATGACTACTCCCGCTGGTCCAGCGCCGCCCGAGATTATCGGGCGTTTGTGGCCGAGTGGATGGGGAAAGAGGGGCTGACGAATGGCGAAGAAGTTTGACCTGGCATCCGCCATTGCAGAAATGACGCCCCAAAATGTGTCCAACTTGGACACATCGCCCACGGTGACCATGATCCCACTGGATGACCTGATTGGCCACAAGGACAACCGGGAATTTAGCCAGGAGGACCTGCGGAAGCTGGCGGACATGATCGCCATGGACGGGCTGCACCAGTATCCGCTGGTGATGCCTCACCCGGAACAAGCTGGAAAATACCTGATTTTATCTGGGCACCGCCGGTGCGCGGCAATTCGACTGCTGGTGGAGGACCCGGAGCATCCTAGGGAAGATCTGCGGATGGTGCCCTGCACTGTGAGGGAGTATCGGAGCGAGGCCCTGGCCAAGCTGGCCCTAATCGCCGACAACACCACCATCGAACCGTTGACCAGCGCCCAGTTGATGCAGCAGGCAGAAGAAACGGAACTGCTGTTGTATCAGTTGGCGGAAGAAGGGTATGAGTTTCCGGGCCGGATGCGGGACCAGGTCGCAGCGGCCTGTAAAACGTCAGCATCGAAGCTGGCCCGGCTGAAGGTCATCCGGGAAAACCTGATCCCGGAATATCTAAAATTATTCCAACGGAATGAACTGCCAGAACGGACTGCCTATGCCTTGGCCCGGATGCCGATAGGACTCCAATCCAGGCTGTTTCTCCATTTGACGAACCCGCCTTCAGGTGCGGTGTCGGAGCAGCTGCTGGCCAAGGCAACCGACGGCTGGGATTGGAAGCCAACTCTTACCTGTCCAGATGGGCAAAAGTGCCACCGAGGTGACATTTTCCTTTACCACGATATTACAAACCCGTTTGATATGTGCGGCGGGAAAACCTGCTGTCTGGATTGTCCCAAAGCTCAGGTGAGCTGTTGCCCCTGTGCCCGGATGTGCTCCAAGGCCAAGGAGGCGCGGAAGATTGCCAGAGAGATTGACCACCGCCCACCGAAGGTGGACCCGCCGCTGGAGGAGACTGCGGCGGAGGTGGATCAGCGGATTGAACAGGCATCTTGTGACCGGATGGCGTCAGAGATGCAAATCTCCAACGCCAGAATCTCGGACCTGTCCGACCAGGTGGAGCGGTCCGGGTGGCATACCGGGCCGATTCCGGAGGACTATGTGGGCTGGCTCGTCGTGAAAAGCCGGATCGACGAGCACTTGATCTTGCCGGAGTTAGTCCATCGGCACGATGGTGGATTGTACTACGAGCCGGAATATCATTTGTCGGAATCGAAATTAGCCGCTGATGATATCATCCGCTGGTGCATCGTGCCGGAGGACCCGGACGATGAGCAAAGAGAGGAGTAATCGAACATGAAAGAAAATGCGCATGATGCATATGCGGTGTATTTCAAAACTAAAAGAATTAAAGAAATGGCCGCAGAAGCAGTGGAAGATGGTTTTTTTGAAATTGCCTACCTCCTGATTATCATGAACGGGGCGCAGATCGGATTCGGCCTTGCTCAGGAGGAGAATTCCATGGATTTTATGGAATATTTGATTGAGACCGCAGAAAATGAGAAATGGATGGCTGCAATCTCAGAAGCCCTCAAAAATAGCAAGGAATTGCGGGAAACCGTCGATCAACTTGGTACGGAGATCGTGAAGGCCGTCATCCGAAAAACGAAAGAGCTGGGCCTGGATCACAATGAGTAGCCGATATAAGTCTGTGGGAAAGCGGTGGAAGTCACGTGAAAACACGCTGTGTTGGACCTGCCGGAACGCTGTGCCCTCGCCCCGAACAGGGGCGGGGTGCAGCTGGTCCCGTTCTCTTCGCCCGGTGGCGGGGTGGACAGCAAAGCCGACCCGGCTGTGGATCGGCGGCATCCGGCAATGGGTGCCAAGCTTTTTAGTGAAAAATTGCCCTGAGTTTAGGAAGGATTAAAATGAACCGATTGACGTGGAGTAAAGAAAACGGCGAGTGGGGTGTGGTGGGCGTCGAATTAAGGGACTTGCCACCCTCCGTGTATGGGGCGCTGATGAAACTGAAGCGGATGGAAGATCTGATCGAACAGATCAACGCCCCGACCACCAAGGAGTGGGAAGCCGAGTTGGCGGTGGACGAGCTGCTGTCCATGGTGGTCCCCAGGCAGTCCGGGCGGGAATCCTGGCTGCCAGTGTGGCGATTTGTGATGAAACGATTTACGGAGCGGAAGTAAAATGTGTCCAAGTTGGACACATTGGAATCAACCTCCACCATTTTAAATTGAAAAACGTAGGCGGGGCTTTGGCTCCGCCTATTTCCGTTATGAAAGGGGGAATTACGCATGAGTAAAATGATCCGCCAGGTGAAAGCCGGCCGATTGGGCTACATGGTGGCCTACACCGTGCCGATGGCCGGGGATTCGCCACGAGTCCGACGACAAAAGCAAAAGGCCAGCAGCGCGGCCCGGGAAATGCTGAACGCCCGGTATTCGTATAGCAAATTGGAGCGAACGCTATCAGCAAATTTTGATGATGGCGACTTATTTGTAACCCTTACCTATGACGATGACCATTTGCCTCCGAACAGGGACATGGCGGTACGGAAGGTTCGAAGCTATCTCTCCAAATTGCGGAAGCGACGAAAAGAGAAGGGGCAGCCGCTTAAATATATTTATGTGACGGAGGGCAACTATCCAGGCGGGAGGTTGCACCACCATCTGGTGCTCAACGGCACTGGGGATGACGCGGAGGATCTTCGGGACCTGTGGATCTATGGGGACAGTGTGAAATTTGCCACGCTGAAATTCACGGCGACCGACACTTATGAAGATTTGGCCAGCTATCTGACCAAGGAACCCCGAGAGCATGGGCACCCAGAGGTAGGGGAACGGACCTGGACTCCGTCGCTGGGGCTGACCAAGCCAGAGGAGCCGCCACCGGAGATCGTTCCGGACTATGTGACTTTGACGCCGCCGCCCGGTGCGATTTGGGCCAGCATGGAAGGACCGAAACGGAATGGATTTGGAGAGTATGTATGGCTGAAATATCTGCTGCCCTATGATCCAGACAAAGGCAAGCCGAAACCCAAGCGAAAACGAAGAAAGAAATGAGCTTTTCTTTCTTTTCAATCTAGGGATTAAGTATATTCTCTTTAAATCTCGACGAAAAGGAGCTGAAAAGATTTGCAAAGCAAGGGGAAATATGGTAGACTACTCATAAAGGACGGATGGCTTTTGTGCCCAAGATGCCGACATCGAAAAGTTTTGCAGGTCCGTCCAGACACAGAGGCAAGAAATCTGATCGTCTACTGCCGAGAATGTAGGCAAGAAACTGTTGTGAATATCGAACAGGGCCAGTGCTTTGAGAGCCAGTGCCGATAACCAAACCCGGACGGGTGGTTGTCGGTGCTGGCTTTTTTTGTTTTGCCTGGAGGTGATAGCCCATGCCAACAAAGCCACTTCGGCCGTGCCGGAAGCTTGGGTGCTCGGCGCTGACCCAGGACGGATGGTGCCCCGAGCATCGGCCTGCGCAAGCACCACGCCGGGAGAGCGCGGCCTGGCATCACTGGTACAGCCTGCCGGTCTGGACGGAGGATCTTCGCCCCACGCAACTCCTGCGGGAGCCGTTCTGCCGCGAGTGCGCCAAAATTGGCATCCGTACACGGGCCACCGACGTGGATCACATCCAGGACCACAAGGGCGATTGGGCCAAGTTTGTCGATCGGAGCAACCTGGAGAGTCTGTGCCACAGCTGCCACTCACGGAAAACGATGCGAGAACTGCGGCAAAATCAGCGAAAAAAAGCGAGCCGATAGACGATGAAACAGCTCCAGCTTTGGGCGCACGGGCGCCAGCGCGGCCCGCGTCGGCGGCGCGCGCACGGAAAGCCTTCGGCTTTCTGCTACCCGGCCCCGGTCCAGGAAAGTTTCCGGGGAAAACGCCCTAGACC